AAGGCTCGTGAGGTTTTAGGATGGGAGCCAGAAACATCATTTGAACGGATGATAATCAACATGATTACAAACGATATAGAATTGTTAACATGAAAATAGTATTTTTTTCAGAGAGTCAAGTCATAGGAAAGATACCGAGAGATTTTTCAAATGCGAGAACCGAGTATGCTTGGATGATGGCATTGGACTCTACTCACATTCCACTACCTAATGTTGGGCATTTCAGCACAACAGACGAGCATTTTGATTTGGGTATTGTGATTGTACCAAAGACAAATCCAAATATCGACCTTGATGAGATACGAAAGAGTTGTGATAAGGTTGCTGTAATGCAAGAAGGTCCACATTGGTATTTTCAAGACTATTCGGTAGAACATCAATTTCATTACTACAACACCTTGATGGGTGCAGATTGGGTTTATTGTCACAACGAAAGTGATGTAAATTACTATTTGGGTTTAGGATGTAAAGATGTAAGAGTGATGAGAAGTTTGATGATACCAGAGGGAATTGAAAAAAGGAATTGGGGAAAAAATGAGACAATCATAGGTGGTAATTTTGTCAGTTGGTATGGTGGTTTTGATTCTTATGTAGTTGCAAAATCCATAGGAGATCCTATATCTGCACCATCAATGGGTAGAAAACAAGACCAAGAAGATTTAATCGAAGATATTAATTATTTACCATATTTGAGTTGGAGAGACTGGATAAAGACTTTAGGAGAATATAATATAGGTATTCATTTAATGAGAACACATGCAGCTGGTACATTTGCTATGAACTGTGGGTTTCATGGAATACCTTGTATTGGGTACAAGGGTTTGGATACACAAGAAACACTACATCCATTAACTACAGTAGATGTTGGAGATTTAGAGGCAGCTAATGACCTTGCTAAAAAACTGAAAGATGATAAATTTTATTGGCTATGTAGTCAGACTGCTTTAAAAAGATTTGATGACTATTATACTGAAAGGTCTTGGTTGGAAAATTGGGAGAAGACTAATGGCTAATATACTGGTTACGGGTGGTAATGGGCTTTTGGGTAGAAACATAATACCTTTACTTAGAAAAGAATACAACATCGTATTTCACCCATCACAATCGGAAATGAATATAGAGGTCATGGAAGAAGTCAAGTCTTTCATCAATGATGACATTGACATGGTAATACATTGTGCGGCCATAGTCGATGTTCCTTATGGTGAAACCCATCCGAAAGAAATAATACAAACCAATGTGATGGGAACTGCTAATATCACATTAGCATGTATGGAGAGAAATATAAGGTTGGTTTACATCTCAACTTCCCATGTTTTTGATGGTCAAGATGGATTGTATAAACCCAAAGATCCTATAAATCCAATCGGTAAGTACGCTAAAAGTAAAGCAGCTGGTGAGTTGGTCAGTAGAATATATGATAATTCATTGTCAATCAGAACCGAGTTTTTACCTGTTGAGTTTCCATTTGAGTTTGCTTATGTTGATAAGTGGACATCGAAAGATTATGTAGATATATTAGCACCAAAGATAGTAGAGAAGTGTTTGAGTGATGAGACTGGCGTCTGTCATGTTGGTAGTAAAAGACGCTCATTCTATGAGATTGCTATAGAGAGGAATCCCAATGTAAAAAAGGGTAACAGAACTGAAAACTTTTTAAAGGACACATCATTTCATGGGTAAGATATTATTAGCAATTACGACTTACAATCAATCCAATTACACTAGAATGTGTTTTGAGTCGTTGAAAAAATTAGACGATAATATGGATGTGATTGTAATTGATGATTTTAGCACAGACGATACCGTTGATGTTTGTAAGGAATACGGTTATGAATGTGAGACGAGAGATAAACCAATGGGATTGACTCATTCATGGAATAGTGCTTACAGTCATTTCAAATCTGATGATGAGTACGACTATCTGATTATTGCTAATAACGACATACTGATTCCAAAGGGTGCGTTAGGTGAATTAGTTAAGTCGTTTGAACAATGGCCTTATTCAATGATTGTTCCGATGTCAACCACAAATGGTGTAGGTCACAATCCAACACAATCGATTGAAAATTATTATCAAGGTATGGCGCCATCTTGTAATGATCCTAAATACTATCAAGAGATACAAGACAAAATACTTGATGTAAAAGAACAGACAAGAAAATCCAATAATCTATACATACTGGATACTGCTAGAATGAAGATGTTCAACGGATTCTTTTTCATGATGAACAAAAACATAATTCAATATGAACAGAATAAAACCGACCTTTTCAAAACAGACAAAATTATGACCAAAAACGAAGACCAATTTAATTGGGATTGTTTGATATCAAATAATGATTTTCCAGCATTGTGTAAGACATCATTTGTATTTCATTACAAAGGTGTATCCACATTTGATGTGTTTGATAACTACACAGAGATTTCTAACAATGTTGACGAGTGGAAACGACAAAGGGAATTGCGTGGTGGATAGGATAACTTATGGTAAGCACACCTATCAATTTCTTGATGTGGTAGAAAGTTGGTTTTGGAACGAAAGAATCTTACCCACCAGTGGATTATCAGCATTACATTTTGAAAAAACTTATGATTTATTTGAAAGACAAAACGACCAATCAACAATATGGCATAAGTGTTTTTATAAGAAAATCAGAGAGGATAGTTCATTTAACAACATCTATACAAAGTTTTTAACCAATGTAATCAAACCAAGATTCAATGAGGAAATAGTGTATCAAAAGATACCGACATTAAGAGTTCATCTGCCAGGTAATATTTCGGTTGGTGAGTTTCATAAGGATAAACATTATCGAAATGAGGAGTGGGCTGATAAAGTACAAGAGTTAAATTATTTCGTACCATTAACAAAGGCTTACGGAACTAATACGATATGGGCAGAGACACAAGAAGACTTGGGTGATTTCCAAGAGATAAGAGCAAACTATGGTGAGTGTGTGGAGTGGAGTGCTACAAAACTAACTCACGGTAATAAACAAAACCTGACATCTGTGACGAGAGTAAGTTTTGATTTCAGAATAATACCTAAATCGAGGTACATAGAAAGTAATCATTTAACAATCAACACCAAGATACCATTTGGTATTGGTGGATATTATGGGGTTTTATAGTGGATAAATTACAAGAGTTATTAACAATCACAATGGAAGAGTGTGGTGAATTAGTTCAGGCTTGTAGTAAAGCAATTAGATGTGAAGACTATCGTGATAATAAGAAACTTATCCAAGAGATAGCTGATGTCTATTGTATGATTGAGTTATTACACGAGTATGATTTGGTCAGTTGGGACGAGATTGATGCGGGTGTGTTAAAGAAAATAGAAAGATTAAAAAAATGGAGTAGTTTATATGAGTGACAAAGTAATAAGTTTTATACAACCAAGCAGAAACAATCTAAAATATTTACAATGGAGTTATAACTCTATCAGAAAGAATCTTGGATATCGACATGAGATATGCTGGGCTGATGATTTCTCTGATGATGGAACTTGGGAGTGGATGCAAGAGATTGCTGAAAAGGATAAGAATGTACGGATAATAAGAAATAGTGGACCTGATAGGTTAGGACATACTATATTGTACGATAGGTTAGTTGAGATAGCTACAAGTGATATCGTTATGATTTACCATGCCGATATGTATGCGTGTCCGGGTTTGGATGATGCCGTATTGGATAAGTTGACAAGAGGTAGTGTGGTAAGTGCTACGAGAATAGAACCACCACTACATCCAGATGGTCCTGAAAAGGTGTTAAAGGACTTTGGTATAGAACCTGAGGAGTTTGATGAACAAGGATTATTGAGCTGGATAAATGAAGAAAGACCAGAGAAATATACAAAAGGTATATTTGCTCCGTGGGCAATATACAAGGATGATTTCTTGAGTATTGGTGGCCACGACCCGTTGTATGCTCCACAATCAAAAGAGGACTCTGATATATTTAATCGTTTCGTGTTGGCTGGTTATGATTTACGACAGACATGGCAAGGTTTTGTGTATCACATGACATGTCGTGGTAGTAGATTTGCTGATGGTGCCAAGAGAAATCCTGATGGTCAAGTATTCATGAAAAACAGAGAAACAGATGAGTGGTTAAAACAGAATATCAGAAGCACAAGAAACTTCATCCGTAAGTGGGGACATTTTGTAAAACATGATGAACATCTGGCACCGATAATACCACCCAAATATAATATAGGATTCGTGGTGGAGAATTGTGGACTTGAAGCGTTAAGTGCTTTAGAACCGTGGTGTAGCAATATCTATGGTGATTGGGTTGGTCACAAGGGATTTCATGTGAACAAATACATTGAACAAGAACAACCAAATACAGACTTTAAATTAAGTAAAAGAATTCATTCA